TCCTACTAGTTGGTCACCCCACTCATCGGCTGTATTGGCGACAACAAACACGTTAGCTACATCGAAAGTGTCAATTGTTTCCTCTATATCTACCATTATGATACTTGTAGAGTCAGCATTCCAAGAAAACTTGCCAGGAACTGAAGAAGCAACTGAGTAGGGACGACTAATAAGTACTCCATTAGAATCAAACCACAGAGATTCATAGCTAGCCGAGTTGAGTAGGTCATTGACTATTTCTAGCCAACTAGTACCCATGTCATAGGTACGTTTTCTAGCTCGTCCCCCACCAGAACTAAGTGGGATGTTCACATAGGCAGGATTAAACTTAAACCCCATATAATACTTTTCGTCTATACCTGTGTAGGTAAGAATGTTATTTACTATCTTAGTCCATCCATATACAGGGTCTGGTGCTAACGTTAAAGGATACATTGTCTTAGAATCCCTCAGCACAACTGTCTGGTCATAAGCTTCTACCTCACGAACGTTAACTGTACCGTCATACTTACGAGTAGGAGTGTTGAGTAGGAAAATCCCTGTAGGATATTCTTTCCAGAATCCATTTTCGTTAATTCTAAGGTAAGGCTTTATTCGGTGTCTTCTATAGTTGATACCTGTAATGGCTGGGTTAGCAATTGTTGTATCGACTACCAGATTCATACTCCATTTAGATATCCATGTTTTAGCATCATTTTGATAAGAAGTAGCTCTCCACCTGAACTGGATTTCTTTATCTCTCATGTCCTCTCCCTCAGAGAATATACCCGTGATAGGATACTCAGGGAACCATGCAGACCAAGCCTGTCCTTTAGTGCGCTTACGTACCTCAATAATATTCTTAATCGGTTTAACATAGTTAGGCTGAAATGATGTAGGGAAAACATACCATTGATTCCACGAGCCAGAGCTATTGAACTTTGCAGGTTTTCCTGCTACATTAGAAAAACTAATATCAATAACAGGTGAAAGCCCTTCTATCTCAAAAGTGAAATGCTTGTCTCTGCGAGTGTCCCAGAAGAAGCAGTTGTACTGCATCATACGAGCTCCATAGGCACAACCTATCCCAAATGAGAACTTATAATAGCTTTCATCACTAGCAGGTAAGTCTACATACCCCGAGAAGAAACGCCACCCGTCATTTGTCTCAGGCTCATCTACACGAGTGATTTCCATGTTAGCATATGGTGCTTGCATAACCTTAGGAGTAACACCAGAGCTACCTTTAAGAATATAGAATATATCTGGCTTAGTAATTCCTGCCGTAGAAGAAAAATAAAACCCTGTATAGTAAACTCTAAATGATGTATTTTTAAGAGATATTTCTGATTTAGATTCTAAAAGTAAATGACTAGACCCCTCGGTTATTTTATCGAACCTTATAGAGTTTCCTGTGATACCTTGCTTTTGTGTAAGAGTTTCAACTCCACTAGGGGAATCCGTTCTCACTATCCACTTATTAGGGAAAGTGCCTTTTACTTTTGGGTCTGTAGTGCTCGGACTAATAAATTCTCCATCAGTCAAACTCGTTTCGACGCCCCTCTTAGGATAAATAACATAGCCGTCCTTGACTTGTATGTCACCTGTCCAGGTCTCTGGTTGAACATCAGCCTGCCACCACTTCTTAGATACCTTCTGGTCTACCGTAGGAGACCCTTTTTCCACCTCAGCTATGTTAAACTTAGCGGTACGCTCAATAGTTGAAAACGAGTTCTGTGAGACCTCAGCATCTTGTACTATAGAAGTGATGTCACCTATAACAGAGTTATCATTATCAAGCAATTCAAACCTATAGTCGATTTCCCTTACTCCGTTTTTAAAGTTCTTATCCGATGAGTTCACCTGTCTCACTCCTTCCTAATTAGATAGCACCTCCCCAGAACACCGAGGAGGGTACTACCAATCTATGCTCTATATATTGCTTGTCTGTTTAGTGTGCCGAATTGACCTGAGCCAGTTACTTGTCCAGTTACCTTCTCAGTTACTGCGTTTGCATAGTCGTCGAGTCCTGAGCCGTCTACTCCTACAGTTCCATCTACCTCGACTACGTGTCTTACAGTTACTGTGGAGTTGCCACCTGTGAAGGCTTCTAATCCAGTGCCTGCCAGTGCTACGTTAGCCTGATTAGCTACACCTGCAAAGGCTGTTCCTACTTTACCTTGCATGCTCTTAACCTGAGTTAGAGCTGCATTGTACCATGTAGGGAAGAAAGCTTCACCAGACTTGTCTAGGTCACTAAGCGGCCCCTTCTTAGCAGGCGAGAACGGTAAGTATGAACGAACCTTGCTCATACCTTCTGATACAGCGTTAACTGCTTTGCTTATACCTGACTTGATACCATCAACGAAACTACTCATTAGTCCCTTACCAGAACTCAGGAATGAACTTCCCCAGCTCTTAATGTAGTCCCAACAGTTACTAAGTGAAGTACCTACTGCGTTGTTTAACCAGCTCAGTCCATTCTTAACACCGTCTACAGCTTTCTGACCTAGGTCTCTACCTGCTGAGAGCATGTCCCCTGCTTTATTCCTAGCAGTGTTAACCATGTCGTTCCACTTCTGCTGTGCAGACGATACCATCTCAGATAGCTTGTTAATAGCCGCTGACTTAAGCTCATTGTACTTATTAGATACATCGTTTTTCATCTCTTGAGCTTTGTTGTAGGCATCACTCTTGATATCACTCCACCACTTTTTAGCTCCATTCCATAGGTCAGATAGTTTCTGTTTAGCTTGATTAATCATATCGTTGTAACTATTGACTACGCTGTCCTTCATATCAGTGACATACTTCTTAGCATCGTTGTACATATCGCTCCATTTCTGCTTCGTATCACTCCACCACTTACTGGCGTCAGCTACCATTTTGTTATACGAGTCACCGACACTCTTAGAGATATCACTCCAAGTTTTCTTCATCCAGTTCCACAACTCAATAGCCTTAGCTTTTACAGTATCCCAGTTCATATAAAGAGCGACACCTATAGCGATAAGAGCTACGATAGCGGCAACCACCCAAGTAATCGGACTAGCCCACAAAGCCCCGTTGAATAGAAGCATTGCTGTACGGCAAAGTGCCATAACTCCTCGGGAAATTCCAAGTACTTCATTAAGAAACTTAATTTTCTCTACAATGTTTTGTACAGTTGTAACTAATGTAGCGATACCCATAAGGGTTTTAAATCCTAACCATACAGCAGCTAGTATAGGTACTAACCAGTTAGCATTATCTATGAGGAATCCTAGTGTAGCATTGATTATTTTTAATACTGCATCGAGCGCCCCTGAGTCCATACTCCATTGTAGGAAAGAGTTTGCTGCCTCGAATATCTTCATAACTAGTGGATTCAATTTAAGTATTATTTGCCAGATTACATCTACGATAGTTCCTAATAAGCCAAATATGATAGGAGTATTAGTTTTTACCATAGCACAAAAATCTGCAAAGGCTGGACTAGATTGCAACCCCCAAGCCCACTTAGCGAACTTGTCAGTCATATCTACCATGCCATTTCCAAAGTCCATCCCTAGTGGAGTAAAGCTCACCATGAGACCAGCAAACCCCTTGAGGATGTTACCTGCTGAAATCATTACCTTCTCAAACATAGGGACTGAAAAGGTATTCATATGCTCAAAGAAAGCATCTGCTTTGCCTTCTGTAATAGCTTTATTCATCCAAGCAATCATTTTATTGAAGGAATCACCAACTCCTTGGAAGGAAGGGAAAAGCTTCTCCATAGTCAATCTCATGAATGTAGTGGACTGAGCTATTGTTTCCAATGTAGTAGGTGCCATCTTATTCTCTAGGTCTCTCCAGCTTTCCTTGAGAGCGTTAATAGCTACTACAGCTTTCTTTTCCTCCTCAGTCATACCTTCCATGATAGCCTGAACGAGAGCCATCTGTTTGGCGTACCCTTTAGTGTCGCCTGCTATCAAAGCCGCATTAGCTTTCAGTTGAGCCTCTTCCAACTCCTTGGCAGTGTTGACGGTCTTCATGATGGTCGTGGCGGCGAGTGCTCCAAAGCCTGCGGCGGCTAACCCTGCTGTGCCAAACAAGGCGGCAATAGCTCCTAAGCCACCTAATAGGGCTGGTGTCAATCCTGCCGCCGCTAAGGTGATAGCCGCTATGATGAGTTGCATCCTACGAGCGTTCCTGCTTACTTGGTCGAATTTCTTACTAGCTCGGTCATCTGCATTGATTATAATCTCGATGAGGCTTGCCATTTAGATTTCACCTCTTTGCCTTTTGGCTTTTAAGTCGTCCCTTCTAGATTTCTTGCCAGCTTTATCTCCAGATTCTGCTTGATGAGAGTTAACTGCATTGTGGACTATGAGGAGTAACATAATGTCATCAGCGTCCTCAGCTAGTATCTCACTAGGCAACTTATGAAATGTCTTACAAAGCTCATAAAGCTCGATGGACTGGTCAGGGTTACTAACTTTCTTTCCATCGAGCAACTTATAAACTTGATTCTCTATTTCTTTTTTTTCTCCACATCTACCTTAGTAGTAACCTGCTCAGATACTACAGCGATAATCTCAGTAGCAAAATCAGGGTTAAGTAACTCATCGAATGTTTCAACTGAGATAGGTAATTTATTGCCTTCCTCGTCAGTTACATCCCAGTCCATAATAGCTTCTACAGTTTGCATTACACCCATAAGAGTAAAATCCGCCTTAGGTTCACCTTTCTCGTTGACAGTTACACAAGCTCCCTGTACTCGGCGTTGTGCGCCAAAGCTTAAAGTCTTATAGGTAATACGTGCGCCCTCAACAGTAACTGTTTTGATAACCTCTTTGTTTAACCATGCGTTTGCTTTTTTAGCCATTATAATCTTTCCCTTCTAGTTTATATTGAGGAGGGCGAACCCTCCTTGGTTTTATGTTGTTAAGTCGTCAATTGTAGATGAACCAGCCTCAATAGAGATATCTGTAAAAATAACGTCAAGTTCCTGCTCAATAGCATCCTCAGCAGACGACTGGATTGTGTTAGTATCATAACGAGCACCTGACAGTGTAATATTGAAGTAGTTCTTCGCATTAGTTGGGTCTACAAAGTTTAACTTGAGTTCGAATACTGTATTGTTTTTAAACTTAGTCCACTGAGTAGTATCTACGAACGCCAAAGTTAGTGAAGCTGTTAAGTCCAAGATTCCCTCATTAATTAACGTAGGGTCAGCTGAACCGTTCATAGTGAACATAGCTTCTAAGTTATTAGCAATCTCGAGCTCAAACTCAGATACAGTTGCCGCTTTAACTCCATCTACTAGGATTGTCCCATCCTTAAAACCCATAACCTCATTAAGATCAGTTGTATAGCTGGATGCTGCCGTAGCAGTATCATCTGCTTTGACATGCATTAAATCGACTTCTACCTCGATGTTTTCGCCAGAAGAACCGCTAATAGTCAATGAGTCTACTTTACTACCTAAGTAGTTACGAATGAATGTAGCTCCACCTACACAGATATTATTCTGTACTGTGAAAGAAGGTAATTCTTCACAGCGGTTAATCGGAGTAATTGTATGGACATAAGCTCCAGCAGCTCCTGTTTTGGTAACCTTACCTAGTGCATAGTAAAGAATGCGAGGATTCTGTAAGTATAACCCCATTGAGCTATTCGTCTCAGTTTGTCCCTCTTTAACCTTCTTAACTTTACGGTCACCCAATCCTCGAAGGGAAGTACTATTCTTATTCTCCTCAGGTTCGAAACTTGAGATGATACCAATGGACTTAAAGTTTGCTACTGTAGGAGCTGTAGCAAAAGTAGTCTCTTTACCAACTGCAACTAATGAGTCAAATCCTTGTGCTTGTCTAGCCATTAGTTTTCCTCCTTGTTGTTGCCCTTGAAAGCAGGTGCTTTCTCGAAGCCTTGATTTTTAAGTGAAGCTATAACATCCTTATCTAGGATATCTACAATGTCACCCTGATGAACAACCCCAAGAGGTGGGACTGCGTAGTAAATAGGTGTTTCATGTTTCCATATTAATCTCATAAGTGACCTCCTTAGCAATTTCTCTGTTCTTGCATATTGAGAGTGGTAACCTTAATAGGTATCCTAGCTCCTTGCAAGAAGTTATTCTCACCTTGCTCAACCTGACCGAACTGAATAGGTTCATCTAGTGAGAGGGTAGATACTTTACCACCTAACGTCTTGTCGCTGAGCAGGAAGCCCTCTACCTTCTCGGTCAAGTCTAGACACCACTCTTCAGCTTCCACTGATTCGAGTACATCTGTGTAGACCCAGACAGCGTAGTCAATTGTCTTTTTGTGAATGCCACCTATACCAGAGTACTTCTTGTCCCTTCCAATGGTCTCAATAGTCACAGCTGGAAAAACAGGTATATTCTGATAAGGTGCTTCATAGATATCTACCTTGTCAGTACTAGCATTGAAACAACTAATAAGCCTGTCTCGTATAGCTCGTTTGACTTCGTTATAAATACCACCATAGTTACCTGTTGCCATTGTTAACCTCCCTCACTAGGTCATCTACATAGTCTTGGAAGATACGCTTAACCATTTGCTTATCCTTCTCATCGAAGTAAAGGAACGGACGAGCTGGCACATGAGTACCCCAACTAGTTGTACCTCCAAAGTTATGTTGCCAAGCTTTCTTCAAGTTTGACCTGATTTGTAATTTCTTCTTAGATAGCTTATTAGCGACCCCTGTAGTAATGGAAAGTTTTAACGCTCCAGTGTCGTTAAGAGGTTTCCCTCCTATCCTGTGGCGGTGTATCTTCAGAGTAAACGGTGCTAGTGGCTTCCAAGCGGCTGTCCTAAATCTCATGCCTACTGATTTCTCCATCCAAGTTTCAGACCTTCTTAGGGGAGTCTTGTAGTCTTCTAGTTTGCCAGCCGCTATAAGCATCCTACGGTCAAAGCCGTTAAGCTCGACTCGTATGTCCATTCTAATCCCATCGCCAGCCATATCAGTTTCCCCACTCAGGGTACCAATTAGGATAGTCTCTAGTGAAGAAAGGCTCATCATCATTCGTAGTAGCAAAGCCACTCTTCCACGTTGGGAGAGGTTTAATCACTGTACCCCACTCGTCAGTCAAGATTAGGTCACCATTAAGTATTTCTTGCAGGT